ACGTATTTCGTGTCGCCTGCTCCTCCTCCGCTGGTGACACCGTCGAGGGCCATGTCGAGGGCATCTGCGAATGCCTCGTCGGCGAGCGCGATGTTGCCGCCTGCTGCATATGCAGCCAGTGATGTCGATTTTGCCATGAGATATACTCCTTTTGATGGCTTCACTTGATGGTCAGGCGCTCTGATGCCTGACCGATTTTCTTGAAGGCCGACAGGTCGTAGCCTGCGGCCTCTGCCGATTTCCAATCGACCGTCGTCCGCCCTGCGATTTGCGCGAGATCGACAGTGTGATTGCCGACGACGAGGTGCGTGGCATTCCGCTCGATCATGCCCTGCTTGACGCTCTCAGCTGCGTCGGCCTTGCGGGCCTTCGCTTCGTCTTCGTCGGCCTTGGCCATGACGTAGTCACGCACGGCCCCGTCGAGACCTGAGCCACGGTTGCCACGGCTGACCGTCGCATCGCCCTCGATCTCGACGCCGCACTCAGCAGCGAACGGGCATCCGCCGTAGAGCTTGCAGTCTCCGCTGCGCTTGCCTTCGCGGTCGAGCTTGCTGGGTGTCTTTGCGTTGAGCATGCGCTTGGCCGCAGGGGCCAGCCTCTTGAGGACGCCGGGGTCACGAGGGACAGGGAACTCCGTCATCTGATTGTAGTTGCTGGCGTCCATGTACAGCAGGACGCCACGGTCGGGGTGAGGGAAAGGCGACGGCTGCAGACGAGCGACTTCCATCGCGATCTGGAGCTGCGTGACGTGTGCCGCCTTGGGCAGCTTTTTGACGTTGGTGCGGGGGTCGATGGTCTTGATCTCCAGCCCGATCACCTCGTCGCCATCGTACAAATAGCCGTCTGGCGTGGCAGAGATCCGATGCTCCTCAGAGATGATGCTGACCTGACCTCCTCCAGTGTGCGACAGAGTAGCTCCGCTGGCTTCGAGGGCATCGACGACGTACAGCTCGCCCTGCTTGCCACGCCTCGCGTAGCCCCAGTCTTGCTCCACTGGAGGGCGGTTGCGCTCGAACCACTGCTTCCTGATGCACGTCGTCGCCGACGATGCATTCATATATCTCGAACGGTCAATGTTGAAGCCTTCGGCGTCGTCGAGAGCCTGTGACCCCTTCATGATAAGATCGGTGATCATTCGAAATCCTCCGGCATGCTGTCTATTATCTTGATCTGCAGAGCCTCATCGATAAGCTCCCTGCGCGTGTCCTTTGGCAGCAGATCGATCAGGATATCGATGTAGCAGTCCAGACTTGCGACCTCGTCGTTGCTTTCCTCCAGCATCGCGACGAGCCACGACTTGTGCTTGCCTTTCTCCTCCAGCTCCTCGACGAGGGCTGCGATGCGACCGCTCATCTCCGTCAGCCTGCGTGACAGCCACCAAAACACGCTGATGGCGCTGTCGTCGGGTGACCTATCCCACGCGTGTCGGTAGCGCAGCTTCTCGATGCCCTCCTCTGTGAGGATGTCCTTGATGGTGGGTGCTTGGTCGGTCATTGGTCTAGCCCTTCTTGATGTGCGTCTGATACTGCAGCATGCGCGTGACGCTTCGCGGTGCTGATCCGGTGAACCGCTTCTGCGATCTTGCTATCGACGTACAGCGTGTCCACGTGGACAGGCAGGCCTTGGCCCATGCGGTGCAGTCGTGCGTAGAATTGGTCCATTACGGCTGGCGACCAATCTTCCTCGACGACGACGATGCTGCTGCCGCCTTGCTGTAAATTCAGGCTGACGCCCATAGCTCCGATCTGTCCGATCAGGACGTCGAGACCGCCGTTGTTATAGGCCGCCTCCAGCTCAGATTTTTTAGCTTGGCTGGTGCGACCGTCGAGCGTAGCCACGCGGAGGCTGCGCTTGTCGATCTTCACAGAGGATAAGGCCTCCATCAGGCCGTCGATCACTTCAGTGTGCCAAGCACCGACGAGGATCGCCCCCTGCTCTGCGTCCACGCGGTCAGCGATAAAGGAGGCGGCGTCAGGGATCATCGAGACGCCGAGCTGGCGACGGATCGTCGATAGGTGGTCGTCGTTGCTGCGGAGGCCTGCTTCGACCTGCGTCATGGTCATGGCCTTCAGAGCGTCGAGCAGGTCTTTTGTGCCTTTGGGCTGCACGGCGAGGCGTGTGAAGGTGATGGCCGGCATGCTCTGCCAGACATCCTTGAGGATGCGACGGGTCGAGCAGGTCGCCATCACCTCTCCAAGCTCTGCGTGATTGCGGCTGCCGACGACGATCTCGACAGGGAAGCGGGCACCGGGCCACTGCTTCTTGACGGTGATGCAATATCGGAGGCGGAAGCGGTCGATAGTGAGGCCTCCTGTCAGATCCTTGATCTGATCGGGGGCAGCGCGAAAGAGGAAGGGGATCAGGTCGTCGGCCCAGCGGGTCATCGGCGTCCCGGTCAAAAACCACGCGTGCTTGAAAGCATTGATCATGCCACCGCGACCAAGGATGGCGACGGTGCGCTTGGCCTTGGTATTTTTGAGGGCGTGGCTCTCGTCGCAGATCATCACTGACCCCGGCCCAGCCCACTCCATCAGCTCATTCTTGCGGTTGACGGCGATCTGGTACGACACAACCAGCACGCAAACCGATGCATCGATCTTGGTGGATCCGGTCTTCAGGATCTGGGCCTTGGAACCGAGCCAATCCTCGGCTTCGCGCTGCCACATCTGCAAGCTGATGGGTGGCCCGATGATGAGGACGTTCTCTGCCTCTGCGAGGCGGCAAGCCTCCAGAGCAGTCAAGGTTTTTCCGGTGCCCATGCCATTAAAACAGCCTGCAACGTCGCGACCTGCGAGGAAGCTGGCGTCCGTGATCTGGTGTGGCATGAGTGTATGTCTGGTCATGATCTGGTCTCTCTCTGAAGCCTTCGACGGCAGGTATGTGATAGCGCGGTTCCGGTCAGCGTGTCAAGTGGTGTGGTCGTAACCTACACCTAGTACACTGATCAGCATGATGCAAGCCCCATTGACACCGGAGACTGCGGCGACCTATAAAAAAAGGCCCACCAGTGAATGATCACATGGTGGGCCAGTAGCAGTCACGGCAGAGTGGAGAAGGTAGATAGCTTCAGGCCGTACTCTATGCTGCTGCGCCAACCACGTCAAGCACATCATAAGGTATGACCATGACCTCCATAGCACAATCGGCTGTCAATCTCGCAGAGGACGGATTCTGGATATTCCCATGCCGACCCGGCACCAAGATCCCCGCTGTCAAAGGCTATTTAACCGCCAAGTGGACGACGGACGACGTCAGATCGTGGTGGAAAGATCATCCAAACGACAACATCGGCATCAATCCTGAGATAAATCACCTCGTCGTGATCGACGTCGATGCCTACAAAGACGAATGCAACTGGGACAGAGGCGCGCTCTCGACGATGTCGGTGAAATCTCCGTCCGGCGGCATGCATTACTATTTTGATGCTGAGGATGGTGCGAGATACCCCGGAAAATTTGGCGGCTACAAGGCAGTCGATGTCAAGCATCGAGGCGTCGTCGTCCTCCCGCCGTCCAAATTTGAGAGCGGATCCTATGCTTGGCACAATGACCTCTCTGCAGAGCCTGCGCCGGACTGGCTGCCGACGAAGGGAAAGGCTGCAGCTCACGACGACCTCGACGTCATCCTCGCTGGCATGGAGCGTGGGACGGATGATGCAGCCCTGAGATCCGTCGAGGCTGCGACGAATACGATCCCCGACCGCGAGGACTGGATTAAGATCGGTCTGGCTCTGCACTTCGAATACGCGCGCACGAGGCATGAGGACCGGGCAAGGCAGGCTTGGATCGACTGGTGCCTGCGGTGGGACGGGGATACAGCGGACAGGCTGGAGGAGGCTGCCATCAAGCTCTGGGATGCTGCAGCGGATCCTCTCGATTTCCTCGCGAGCGGGCGCAAGCCATATACAGCAGGCACGATCTTGTTTTTGCTGGGCAGGCCGAAGCCAGAAGCCGTCGATATGAAGGACGACTTTTTCCTCGAGATCGACGGCGACGCACTTCTGACAAAAGAGCTGGCGGACATCGACTTTCTCGTGGACGATTTCCTGATCGCAGGTGGCCTGCACTCGTGGGCTGGGCCGAGCGGAGTCGGCAAGACGCGCTACGTCTCTCTTCTGATCGCCTGCCTGATGACCGGACGTACGGACGTCATGGGCCTGCCGCCAGCGAACAGGCCGATCAGGACGATGTATTTCGCCAACGAGGAGAGGGCCGAGGACATAGAGCGCCGCATCAAGGCTGCGATGCACGCCAACGGGCTGACTGGAGGCACCAAGCCATTGATCCGTGGCAAGGAAAACGGATCGACGCGTCTGGTGGTCAATGACCAAGGTCAATACGTCCAGAACGAGGCCTTCATTGACGGTCTGATCGAGAGGATCAAGGACAGCCAGACAGAGCTGGTGATCTTCGATCCCTTCAACACCTTGGGCGGTGAGGAAGAGAACAGCGCCGCTTCGGTCAGCGAGGTCATGGATGCGATGCGAGCCATCAGCTCAGGATCTGGCGCAGCTGTCGCCTTTATCCACCACACGCCAAAGGACAGGACAGAGGCACCTGACGCCATGAGAGGCGACAGCTCCGCTTGGCGCGGTAGCGGGGCGATCTTCTCGGCGCTGGACATGGGCTTCACGCTGTTCCCTCTGCTGCCGTCGTCATGCTCGACTGGCAAGGAGGCCAAGGCAAAGAGGCGCTCTCTGAAGACTGCTCAGGATGCAGGGTCTTGCGGCAAGTACATTGCTCAGGACACGGCCAAGGTGCGAGAAGGTGAGAGCCTGAGCGCGGTGGCGTTCAAATTTGTGGGTCATGAGGTGCGGCCCGGGGGCAAGCCGATCGGCGCACTGCAGGCTGTGCGTGTGGCTGATGCAGAGGCAGACATGAGCGCGGCTGTCGAGGTCGTGGACGTGATTGAGGAGGCTGCTGCCCCAGCCACTGACGGAGCAGGTGCTGCATCTGACGTCGCTGATATCGGTTCTTGGGGAGGCCCCCTGATCACCGCTTTCGGGATCGGGAAGCACTTCGCCACTCTCGTGGATATCAACCGGATCTTCGATGGATCGCGCCCTAAAAACTGGAAAACGGCGGATCGGTTGTACTCGACGCGAGGTCAGGGGAAGCGCCTTGTTGACCTCTTCGCAGCAGGGCCACGAGTGGACGGGCACTTCGTCAAAGTCACAAAAACAGGCAGTGATACCGTCACCAAGACCGGCGTCTGGGTGGAGATTTCCAAGGAGGTTATCGTGTGTTGAGGCGTGTGCTGTGCAGGCGTGTGCAGGGTAAACACACACCCCTGCACACTGCTAACCCGTTGAAACTGCTCGCTAATATGTGTACAAAATACGGCGTGTGTTCGAATCACCTGCACACTAAAATTATAAACGATTTCAATGAGTTAACCGTGTGGTGCAGGCTCACCCCCGCCTTACAGGCGGGGGGGATGGACTGCTGTGGCTTGTCCACCCCCCCCTTCGCCCACGGGGAGCGGAACAGCACAGAGGAAAAAGATCTTGCAGGTAGGGGGTGAGGTCAGGCCTGAAAAAAGAACAACGCCCCGCGTCAATCTGAGTACAGGAAGACAAACTCAGTTGACAGCAGGGCGTCGGAGCGATTAAGCTCTAGGCGACCAGACCTAAAATCAGACATACAGGAGAACATCATGTCAGGCAAC